TAAGAGAAAGAAGGTTGAGCCTCTAGACTCATAACGAGGTGTTTAACCCCGCTACAAGTCCTTGAACTCATCTGGTTGTGGGAATCGAATGTTCCTCACAGAAGTCGAGAATCTATACTGGTCATCATCATATAATGTGATAATCATTCCTAGCTCAGGGTGAACTCTTGGTTCTTTCTCAACCATGAAATACTTTCCTCGTCTGTCTATAGTTTCTCTAGTTTTACTATTTGTTGGCAGTAGCTCAACTATTCTTTTTTTCCAAGCTGTCATGCAATTCCTCCAATAGTGTTTTTAGTTCTGGCTTGGGAGATTTAACCAACCCCGCCAAGTCCACATAATCAATTTCTAACAAATCTGCAACTTCTTGCACAATTTGTTTCTTTGTGACGGGCGTCTCACCCGTTTTAGTCTTATATACTGTTTTCTTGTAGACTCCTTCTCTAGAAAGTTTACCGATTATAGATTTTATACTCTTATCTAAATCTTCACTTAGTTTTTCTACTGTTTCTCTACTAGGATTTTCAGTATATGCTACAGTCATCATCTTGACTTGTTCTGCTGTATAATTTACGCTCATATAAATTCTCCTAAATCGCCTGTTTCGTCAATGTCGTCTATTTTCTTTTTCCACGCTACAACAATATCGTTCATTTCCATAGGAGTCATTGACCACTCCTTACACAATATTTTCATAGCCGTTAATTCAGATTCTTCTAGCACTAAGGTTCTATACTCAAAGTCCTCACAAATCTGGTCTATGATATGTTTATTTACATTCATGTTTGCCTTCTCCATTTTTGTACTAATTCTTCTCCTTTTAGCCTTTCGCCAAAAGTGTGAATAATTTTATTATTTTGCCATCTTTCAATGATACCACTATTATATTCTACATCTATTACAGATTGCCCTTCGGTATCCTCAGGTCTATCGTCATAATACATAGAATTCATACTATGGGCATGAAGGGATGCAACACCTTTAGCCCATTCCTCCGCATCTAATAACATTTTTTGCATATGCACTCTATCATCATACTGCGTCATTTCAAGTTCTCCCATATAAAGTACCCTGCTACACATAAGCATAGAAAAGATACTATACCTAAGTATGCAAATGTGTTCCATACAAACTCTAGCATTATAATTGTCCTCGGCTTTCAAAGAAGTTATATATAAAATCATCTAGCCACTCGTTAGGACACACTTCTTCACCATCAATTTCATGGGTTTCGTCCCAAAATGTCTCTCTTTCTACTTCGTTTCCGAACTTTTCCTTTGTATAATGATGAATTTCATCATTATCCATCTCCTCTACACTATGATAACCCTCGCCTTCTGAGTTTATGCCAAAGTCTGCTACTCCAATAAAGTTGCGAAACTCATCTTCATATGTCATATATGCAGTTGCGTCTTCATCCCATTGACCTAAATAAGTTATTAGGTGTTCTACCATTTGAATAGGAGGGCTCCATGCTGAGTAGCCATTAAAATACTCGTTCTCCCAATCTTCGATATTACACCACTTAGCACCAATATTATTTACATACCAATCCCAGCTATTTTCTAAGTATCCTTCGCTATCATACGTAGGATTTGCACTTGCCATAAAAGGTTGCAGTTCTAGTTCTTTTAACTGCTCATATGTGTGATAAGGCGGGTCTAGCTTTTCGCCTCCCCATGTTGTTTTTACCTCTACTGTTTCTGTTTCTAGCGACTTACTTAGTTTTTGTACTGCTTCATCACTAGCCGTAATATGTATACTAAAATATACGTTATTTGCCATTATATATCTCCTTGCTCACGTACCTCACTCCTTGCGACCTCGAAGCCGTTTGGGTAGCGTTTTTCTAATTTCTTTATATTTTCTTGCATTACTTCTTCAGGAGTGAAACCTAAAGCAATACAACCCTGAACCCAATACCATAATACATCGCCTAACTCACGTTTCATGTGAAATATCTCATCATTTGTGAACTTTGTATCGGCTTGGAATATTTTTTTCTTTACTACTTCTGCAAATTCTCCACTCTCGGCCATCATGCCGATAACAGAAGTCATTAATCGAGCTACTTGCATTTCTTCTCCACTATTTTCGCCTTGCGTCCATGTGGTTCCACGCAGATTATCAATCCTATCCAATAGTTTTGTGGTGTTTTTGCTCGCATTACTTGTAGTAGTGTCTACAAATTTAGCATAATCATTAATCATTTGGTTCTCCTTCTACTGCTATTAATTCATTTAATCTTTCTATCATGCTTTCGTATTCTTTAGTTAGAATTTGCAACTCATCATTTAGTTGCTCAATCTGTTCAACAATCGTCTGCATATCTTCATCACACAACTTGAGAAGTTGGGTTATACGCCCAATCTCCTCTTGTCTATATTTTCTTCCTACTCGCTGTGTAGAGTTAGGAAAGTGTATTAGCTTACCCATATTTATCGTTATCGTTTTTAAAATACATATAAATTAGGAACATGCCCACTAATGTTAATACTGTAAAGTCCATTAGCCCTCTCCCTTACTTACCCATTCAATCTTAACGCCTCTACGAATTAGTTCGTTTAGATACTTCTGTTTGTGCTTAGGCTTAGTTCTGCTACTATTAATAGCGTCAAATAATTCCTCTTTAGTGGTGCACTTTAGGTAGTAGTGTTTGTAGCGTTTGTTTTTGCCACCTGCTGTGTTCATGCGTTGACCACGCACTCGGTTGTGAATTCTTTCACTTGGTTTAAATTTTGCTGGCATGATTCCTCCTTTGTAATTCTGCTAATATTTCATTTTTGTACTTATGCTGTGGAAACCTATCCAACAACACGGCTAGCGATTTGCTAGTATGTATTTTATTCTTGAGGCGATACATAAACTCCTCTCGTTTTGTTTTAAAGTGCTTGGGATAAAACTTATGGCCTAACCACATTTTATCCCAATTTATCTTGTAGCTCATAGTTTTGATACTATGTACTCGGCTACACATTCTAGCATAGCATCGAAGTCTTGGTATTTGACTTTATCTACTGCGTGCTTATGTGCTTCAATAATTAAGCTTTTAGGCACATCATCAATCTTGCATACGAAGTGAGGGTTATCTCCGCTCTCTTCAAACTCTATGCAATGTCGTAGATTTTCTACTGTGTCTTGGATTGCTAGAATACCATAGATTTCGCACTCATAGTG